TTATAGTTAAATGCATTAATATGTTTTTGCCATTCTTCTGGCCATTTTCTTTTTGCATATTGAATGTATTGATAAATAATTCTATCTCTACCATCATTTAATTTATTTTGTGTAAGAGATTCTATACAAGGAGGACCATCACTAAATTCTGAATGTGGTCTTTTTAATTCTAATTTCTCTAATTCTTGAGGTGTAAGTCTTTTGACTAATAAAAAAAATTGCGAAAGTGTAACAGCTTCACCTTTAAAATTAAAGGCATATCTTGTTGTTTTTTGATAATTAAAATATGGTAAGTTAAGGAAATTTCCTGTATCATCTTCCGATTTTAATTCAACTTGTTTTGGAAAAATTTCTGCATTGCCGAATCCTAAAAAAGCACTAATAGAACTTAATTTATCACGCATCAAAGATGCATCTACTGGAACAGTAGTAAATAAAAATATATGTGCCCCACCACTTTTAGAACGACACATAGTCAAAGGTAGATGATTATTATTAATAAGATTAATAATTTTTTTATGATCTAAATTATATTTATCAACATCAATACATCCCCATTTACATCTATTACTTTCATCAATAGGTATAATTCCTAAGCTTGGTTCAATTCCGTTTAAATGATTTGTCCAGAGTTGTTCAGTGACAGGTTCACGTTTAACAAATGATTTTCCTTTTATTTTAGTACCGTCTGCGTTTTTCTTTTCAACGTAGGTACATCCATGCGCTCTTTGTAATCCGGAAAATAAATCAATAAAATTTTTCATAATTTTTAACTGGGTGGGGCGGATCCACTCTCGCTTAGCCGCCCCCTCCATTCCCTGAAGTAGTTATTTTTAGGGAAGTCTTAAAAGTGGTTTTTAGATGCCCCGGCGTTGGATTCAGGAGCGTGCTTAGCTTCAACTTCACCTTTTGAAACTTGCTTAGAAAAAGCTTTTGCCATTTCGTACGATCCTCTATCTTTTATTTCTCCAACTTTAGACACATCCCAACCAAACCATGTACCTTTGTCGTTTGACTGTTGTACACTTTTTAAATTGTAAATATGACTAAATGAAGGCGGTTGATAAAGACCATTTTTACCTCTTAAAATAATGTTGTTCATCATCGAATTCCATTTACGACTAATTTTTAATTGAGTCGCTTTCATGGAAACTAGAGATCTTTGAGGAACTCCATTTAATTTAATAACGTAATGAGATGCTGTAGTTTCAAGATAGTTACCATTATCTAGTCTATCTTTATTACTTTTATCTCTCGTTACTTTAGGTAGGTCATCACCAGCTTCATATATTTTTACTGGTGCTCCACCGCTCTCACCTCTGTCTCGCCATTCAATGTATTGTCTTTTATAATACACTGGCAAAACATTTATCCCCTTGTCGCCATCAAACAGTTCATTTGTAACTGTGTTGATTATCATGCCAGGTTCTGCCCCCTTAACATACTTAGCGTCCCTTTTATTTACTTCGGGAGATAATTGACCCAAGATTTTCAAAAACGGTAACGCTTGATCCTCTTGTGTCATAGCACCAGTATCCTGATGCTTATCAGACTCAAACATATCTGTAGATAATGCTCCAGCCTTTTCTTTTTTTATCACTTCTTGATTCATGATTATTGTTTCCTTTTTATTGTTGTTTTATTTCCAATGAAAACATTGAAAAGTTCCGTTGGCATTTCTTTACCGCCTTCGATTCGTTCACGGACTAACGCTTTCAAGGTCATAGGCTCAACCTTCAACTTTTGTGTCGGTTGTAGCCCTTGACCTCTCGCAAGTTCAGCATAATTTGCTGCCTTGTTATCTTCGTTTCGACCAAAAGAAACAGTAATATCATTCTTGATTATGTCTCCTAAGCCGTTGTTACGAAGCCAGTTAAACGCCTTCTCTTTATTGGCTTGAGTAATAGTGGCGCTATAATTTGTTTTAACTTCTACTGATGAACCATCAGCTAATTTTAAATAAGATAAACCCATTTCAGCTAACATTGTAGGAATTACTTCTCCTGAAATATGATCTAAATCTTTTTTTCTTTGTTTTAAAAATTCTTCTTTTAATTCTATATCTTCTTGAATGGCTTGCATTTCTTTTATTTTATCTGAAAGCTTATCAATATTAGATGTTTTTTCAACAACATCTTGTTTGTCTTGCTCAAAATTAATTTGATTCACGTTTTATTTCCTTTCTTAATTGTTGTATTCTATATTTAATTCCATCAATGGTTGTATACATCCATCCACAATCATGTGGTTGAATTTGTTTTTTAAACCATTTAATAGTTTCTTGTAGAACTTTAATTTGATTTTTTTTACTCATCAATTTTCCCTTTTTCATATAAGCTTATCTCTATAGGATAATATTTTCTTTCTTGTTTGTCCCACTTAAGTAGCTTAAATTTTCCATTAGTAAGATCAGATACTATTGAACATGCAACTCCAATAATTGCTGGATCGCCCGTCAATAACAAATAATCTTGAGAAGTATAGTTTTTTAAACCTTCTCTTAATTTGAATATCAACGGGCCAGGAGAAAATATAATTTGTGAAAGTTCGGGAAGTAAAAACTTAAAAACACCGTAATTTGCTGCACCCATAATATTAATCTTGGGCTTACCCTCACGAGTACCCGCTATTTCTTGAATAACGTAAACTGTAGGTGTACGCTCCTTCCATGCATTAAAATTTTTATCTTCTACTTTCATTGTTGACTTATATAGTGCATGTGATAGGATAAGTCAATAGAAAGATGAATTATAAATTTAGAAAAAAACCGTATAAACATCAACTTACTGCGTTAGAGAAATCGTGGAATAAAAAAACATTTGCATACTTTATGGAAATGGGTACGGGTAAAACAAAGGTTCTTATTGATAATATGTCCATATTGTATGATAAGGGCAAGATAAACGGAGCCTTAATTATAGCTCCCAAAGGTGTAATGGGTACCTGGTATAATCAAGAATTACCCACACATTTACCTACTCATATAGA